GAAGAAAAACAGTGGAAAAGTAGTGATCACATTCATTTACATGTCTGACACTAACGAGGAGAATAGGGACGAACCGACTGTTGTGATCGTTGGTCCTAATGACGCACAAACAGAAACAACCGATTCGACCGTTAATGTGGAAACATCCAGTGACGCTGACAAAAACAGAGTAGCTCTTGAAGCTAACATAAATGCCCAAGTTGTCGCAATGGATGAGGATCAATACTATGACCAACTTGAATTGCGCGCGAATGAGGTCGCAGCCGACGCTGAGATCTATGAAGCGCCTGACCAACCTGCGAATTACCGCAACAGCGGGATCATTGATCTGTATGATGAGGCTAAAGACTTTTTGGACTCAAGCGCAACACCTCAGTGGAACGACAAGTTTTGGGGTTTGATTGATATGGGAGGTCATTGTAATGCAGGTGCAAATGCCATCTTTAGGACAGTCATTAAAGCTTTGTTATACAAGAAATACTACGGCGCCTTTCCCATTATAGGTGACGAGTACGACAGTAACAAGCAGGATATGGTCGGCTCTTCGAAAGACAGCTTTTACACAATCCTTGGTCTTAGGAATAACGATAAACCTGGCAAGTTAACTCACATTGAGGCTGCGATTTTGGACATGTGCACAAATCTTGTGTGTTCGCAACGCAACCCAAAAGTTTGGTTCTTCGTATCAGATGCACAGGTTGGAAGGTTCATGCTTGATTTTCAAAAACACATGGAAGTCAGGTACGGACAAAACGCTCATGGATCAATTAGTATCTTCACTGGCCCCATTCCTCTCAGAGAGAGGAACTATGGACAAAACGAAGGTTCACTTGATTTGTATGAAGTGGCTCAAGTCTTACAATGTGTACAAAACGCCGAAACTGATCATCAAGTATACCAGCTTGCGACGAGTCCTAACCAACTTTACTTCAAAACTAGAGTTGCAGTTAAGGATGGTCAAGATGTGATAAAACATGTCCCAGTGGAAGGTGGCTTGTACGTAAAGACCTATGCCCCGGAGTTCAAGCATCCAGAGAAACTTGACGGTCAGTATGTTGAGCCAAGGTATGAAGGAAATGAAATTGGAAAAGATGTTGAGTACACCCTCATGGATCCTACCACAGACTATCACCGCGTTGGTGCAAGTCGTGTAAAGAGGTATGGTGATACTCTGATGGAGTATACCGAAACCATACCGAGACCTGAATGTGGTTTAATTGTACTATTGAACCAGTGCTACTACTTTGCTAAAGCAAGACTTAATCCATTCGCTTTGCTCGAAATGAGACTGCGGTCGCGTGGGGGCGCGGCTAATCGTATCGTTAGTAGATGGCTTGAGAAAGGCGAGCCTTTAATGGCGCATGACGTGGTACAAACCCTCGAGAACGTTGTTCTTGATGGTGCCATGCAAAATTAAGGTGTCATTTAAAAGAATCTGTTTTAAAAGTC